CAATACTCGCAAGGCGTCGGCTTCGCATCCGCGCTTGTTGCGCGGTCGATTGTGCGCTGCGTGCCTTGCTTGGCTTCCTCGTAGGTAAACTCATAACTACGAATCATAGCCTGATCGACGTAGATAACATGAGCCGTCCAAGACGTTTCAAAGTTATCCTCCATGCACGCCAGACTGTAGGCCATCAACTGATTCCTATAATCCCGCACCTGTCCCGTTTTTATGTCGGCGACCCATTTCTGCTCTTTGCAGACGGCATCCGCGGTGCCGAGTTTCGATAGCCCAGGAACTGCCATCGCCAAGTACTCTTCGCGGGTTTCCACGAACGAACCTTTTGCTAGGCGCGTTAGTTCCTCTACGCCGTAGGCTATCGCTCCGGCGTCTTCGCCAACTATTGCAACGTCATTTTCTGCCGAGATAAGGTTGCGGATCGCAATGTCTACCGCCGTGCCGCGCTCCGCTGCCGCGCTCGTTCCGCTTGCTCCTTCAAATAAAGCACATTCGGCGAGTTTGGGAAGCGTGCTAGGTGATATTTCTTTACTCATTTTATTTTAAATATTTAAGGTATAAGTGCCGTTACAAATATTATGCAGTATTTGTCACGAGTTCGCCTTCCTCCATTCGACCGCTGTGTTAACGAATTGATCGACCCGAAGCGCAACGCGGTGCAGGTATTCCGGTGCGCAGTCGCGCCAAGTCTGTTCTGATGTAAGCACTCCGCGAGCGATCAAAAACTGATTTACCGCGCCTTCATGTTCTGCGAGTCGGGCCTGCCAGCCGACCATTTCGTTGGCGTCAACAAAATGATCTGGCTGTTTAGTTGCAACAGCTTCGAACAAGTGCGCGACCGATGCCCATTCGAGCGGCAACTCTTCCGCAAGGCCGCTGCGGGTCTTCGCGTCGTAGGCTGCCGAGTGAGTGGTTAGGATTATGCGCTCCTTGCCGCCGATTCCTTTACCTTTGCCGGAGTCGGTCGTGCTTACCTTGGTTTTGAAACGCAAGAACCAAAGCTCGTCAGCAAACTCTTTAAGCAACGGCGCTGATTGTTTGCTCAGTTTCAGCTCGTAGCGGTCGTAGGCCGCGAGAGCGTCAGGCGCTTCAAAGCGGACGATCTTGCTGTGAGCGATCATTACCACGTTCTTGCCGGCGTCAATGAGTTGATCAACGGATGACAAGAACCGGCTCATTCTTTCCGCTACCATCACCCAGCCCTTACCGAAGCCAAAGTCTTCGACGCTAGTCTTTTTGGTGCTGGCGAGCAGGTCTTCAACGCATAGGCGTTCCGCCCAGTCTGCCGAGTCGATGACGATAGTTTTGTATTCGGTCGCCTTGGCTTCTGTTAACGCATCCGTTAACTGCTTCCACGTCCCGATCTCGCAGCGATCCACATCCAGGTGCGATGTTCCGCCCTCGATGTCCAAGAACAGCGGCCTTGGGAACTTGGCCGCGAATGTGCTTTTGCCTACGGATTCAACTCCGTAGATGACGACGCGCTGCGCGCGTTGTTGTTTTCCTTTTGTTATTTTCATTTTTTATTAATTTTTGTTTTTGTTTTTTCTGAATATATACAATTTTGTTCCTGCATTCCAAGGAGATGAATCTTGGATTTCTAGCCCCATGTAATGCTCATCTGCAAATTTTTGCATTGATTCATCATGGTTTCCGTATGGCATTGAATAAACAGCGCGATGCAATTCACCATCTATTTTGATGCTTCCAGTATGATCCCATCCTGATCCCCATCCATAGATATTTAGTTCTTCGAATGGCTTATATGTGCCACCTTTAAGTTGATTTAATAATCTTACTTTCTCCTTAAACCAAGCGGGGCGATGATTTCCTTTATAAGTTGGATTCCATTCTCTAATTCCCGCCCATCCACCTTCTGTTGTTTTCATTTGTTTTGAATATCTTTGTTTTGCTCCATTTCATTTAAAATCAGTCTCACAGTTCCTTTAGTGTAAGAATATTCCATTTGATCTTTATCATCAAAAAACAACCATTCACTCATGGACTCAATTCTAACCAACCTTTGATTTGTAGGATTCCCTGTTAAGTGTGAATATAGCTGAATGAAATACCATCCTGGCTCTGGGTTTCCTATAACAACTCCTCGCCATGTAAGCCTACCTTTTTCAACAGCGTAGAACATTTGATTGACTAGATCGGTTCTTTGATCAGGTAATTTTGACGGGTTTTTACTGCTTTGTTCTTTTGTTATTTTCATATGTTATTGGCTCTTAAAATTAAACGCCCTTGTTTATTCTCCAAACTCGATATCCTTTTAAAACGTCTTCATTTGTACTTCTAATTGTTACGGTGTATCCATACTTTTTTGCTGCTGATCGCGCTTTTTCGGAATTGCTGCACAAAAAACTGTCACCTATATTCATTTCGCTAAATGGATATTCGCATTGATTTGTTGGTTTCTGAGGTATTGGTATGTTTTTTTGTATTTTGTATTTCATTTTCTATTTTCCTTTTTGTTGTGCTGCGAATACGGCCACAGCGAGTGCCGCCCAAGAATGGGATTTGATGCCGTATGTTGGCCCCGGCTGGGCTTTTGTTCCCTGCGGCCCGATGAGATCGAGCAAGGCTTGACGCACGTTGGCGTCTTTTGCCCGCATCGTGCCGCATAGGAAAAGTTTAATGTCCTTCCGAAAGATCAACTCTACGTCCACCCGTGCAACCTCGATAAACCTCCCGATCCACATACAGGTTTCAAATGTGCTTGCGCCTACCGCCATACCGTAGCTGGCGATCATCTCGCAAGCAACTCGGTCGTATTCGCGACCGATAAGAACCTGTCGGATCTCGGCATTTGGAAGGTGACCGTGATCATGTATCCCGCGTTGGTCGTATTGTACGAACGCGCTGTGAGTCGTTCCTGGATCGAGTGCTAGTATCATGTTTTAGTGCCCTTGTTTTTATTTTGTCGGCTGGCAGCGCGAGAACGTCGCAAATTCCTTGGAATGCTTTGCTTTTGATGAAGTGAATTGCCGAGTTCCTATCGAGTTCCTGTTCTTCGTTTAGCTGTTTGCTCAGGAAGACCTTCTCGCTTTGTAGATCGGCAACGGTCTGCTGTATCATCCCGCACAGAAGGTTTCGGGTGAATTGGCATTCCGCGTCATGTAACTCCTCAGGAGTCATTACCGGCGCTCCCGTTTGATCTGGCGGTTCATCCACCAGCGGCGTGTCTGTTCCAGATCGCAGGTGGCTTTGATGTTTCCGATCAAGTATCCGGCAATGAATGCACAGCAAGTGCAGATTCCGAATAGGGCTAAGAAAGTTAGTGGTTCCATATATTTAGTTTTTGTTTCTGTCGTTCGGGTTCGTCCCGTTCGATGTGCAAACCCTCCTTCATTCCCGCAAAGATGAAAAGAAAATAATTCGCGAAGTGCGAAAATAATTCTTTAGAAAAGTCTTTACAAATGAGCGCAACCAATGCCCATGCGCCTCTGTGGGCTTTTTTATTTTGAGATCGGGCGGTATAAATTTACCTCGCGAGCGCCTTGGTTAGTCTGTATAGTTGCCTTTTTTGATTCGAGAATCCCTTTTCCAATGGCAGTTTCAACTCGGCAAGAAATTGATGCGATGGTCAACTTTGACTCGTTCGCAATAGTGCGGATCGTCTTCCAGCCTTGTTTGGCGAGTTCCTTCTCGTTCTCAGCTTTTGTCGTTGAGTAGAAAGCGTCCCAGGCTTTGTTTACAGCGGCAAGAGCCAAGGGTTGTTTTGTCGTCTTTCGCATAGGTTGATGTTTATTGAGTTGTCTTTGTAATAGCCGTAAGCGAAGCCCTGCGACCAAGCGAAGGTGGCGCGGCGGGTCGAAGCATATTCCATATCAAAACGCGCCAGCATTCCGGTGCAATATCCGCTTGGCCCGTCGAGTGTGCGTGCGCGTTCCCATCCGACTCGGTGCAGGTGCGCCATCACGCATTGTCCGTATGTCTCTGCGTGGTCGCGGATGGCTTGTACATTGTACATATAGCCGTGGATAAATTTGCATCCGCCTAGCTCGTAAAAGCTCCGAATGTGGTACGGATACAATTTTGCTTTTAGTTCCTTTGCCGTCTTCTCAATGGCTTGGATCGTGAGCGTAGCGGCGTGCGCCGCAAGCGCGTTGGGCGATGATGCTAGCTTGTAAAGCCTCGCTTCATGGTTACCGTAGAGAATATGCTGAGGACGCAGTTCGTGCAGGAAGTCAATGCCGGCAGAAAGGTCGTCCGAGATGCTCGCGGCGCGGTCGCTTGAGTTCGGGTCTGAGATAGCTCCAGAGCGGAAGGCCGCCAAGTCCAAGAAGTCCCCAAGATGAATAGTCGTGTCGGGCTTCCATCGGTCTTTGAACGTCAGCACGGCCTTGCGTGCCTCTGGATCGATCTGGTCGCCATGAGAACACCCGACTGCCATCCATTTTTTCCAGCCCTTCATCTTAGTTCTGGAATGTTCCGGTCGCTACGTTGTTCCCAAATCCACGCGCGAACGGCCTCCATCGTATCCTCATCAAGTTTTGCGAATGCTCCGCTCTCGTGCTTTAAGGCGCTCCGTAGCTCCTGATCTATGTCATCCACCAAGATCAAAATATCAAGGGCTTTGCAGGCCACCTCGTGCTCGTATCGCTCGGTCTCGTCAAATTCCAATGTCATTTTCATGCTTCTTCGTCCTCCTCTTCTTCTTCGGTGTCTGGAAATAAAATGCTGAATGAGTCGCCTGCGAGTCCTTCGACAGCGTATTTGTTGCCGAAGACAAATTCCCCGTGCATCGTCTCGCCTGCTTGCTCCCAACTGACGATGGCGAGACCGCAGTCATAATGCTCAGACAAAAGCCGCTTCGCTTCTGCGAGTGCTTCCGTGCGTTCCGATTCGACCGTCGGTTGTCTCTTTTTTTTCAAGCGAGGACGTCTATTTTTTTCGATACTCTATTGCGTAAATTGGCGAGCATATCGCGCTCGGTCATGCCGGTTGCCCATTTTGGTCGGAATTGGTAGTGGGGTTCGTCGTTGAATTTCCAACGGCCTCCCCACTCGAAGCCGAGCGATTCGCCCAGGGGTCCGAGCTCGCGGTAGAATGCGTGGTCGCCGTGGTAGGTCTTGCCGTCTTTGGAAAATACGGCGATATCGAGGGCCAGCGAGTAGTTATGCATGGAGGCGCCACCGGCGGCGTTACTGACCCTAGGGCCGGGCGTGGTGCGGCCTTTGGCGTAGAGGGCGTCCTGCTCGGCCCATGTGCGGAGGCCGCAAATGCATTTGACGTCGAGGTTGAGCGGGGCGGCGAGCTTTTTGGCCGCGAGGATAAAGGAGGCGGCGCGGGCGTAGAGATCCGGGTGGAGGGTCGAGAGGTTGCGCTCGCTGCGTTCGTCGAGGTTCATTTTTTCAAGCCTTGGATGTCTGGGAGTTCGTAGCAGAATGTTCCGTAATCCGTTTTGACGCATACCGCCGGATTATTGAATCCAGCGCATGACGTGAGAAGCGCCATGCCCAAGAACGCGAAGCTGAGAACGATCATCCACAGCGCGATGGTTCTTGCGCTCATTTTTCTTTGCGGAAGATTTCTATCAAGCCGATTATCGACGCAAGCGCCGCCCCTATCGCGTCCCATTTAGACGGGTCTAGGCTTACGCCCACTAAGCTACCAATTATCGCGACCCCGCGAATAGTGGACGGTTCTTTCAATTTCGAGAATAGTATTTTCATGGTTTTTTTGATTTCAGCATTTTATACAACGAGACCGCGCCGATGCAAATTCCAAGGATGAGAGAGAGAACGCGAAGCCATGCCTCGACTTCGGAGAACGAGATCAGAACAGCCGCAGCGGGCGCGGACGTGCCGACGAGCGAATGGAAAGTGTGGCTCTCCATTACGTCAAGCTGGCTTGGGTGATGAGTTCCTCGGTGAGCGTGCATGACTGTAAAATGATCGTGTTGCGCTCGCCGCCTTCGGTTAGTTCGATCTCAAGGTCGGCGGTTGCGCTTGTCGCGTTGAGCAAATAGTCGCGCACTCCGAACGTCGAGAAGTTGACCGATGCCGTCTTTCCTGGAGCTGCAATCAATCCGCTTTGCACTTGCATAAGTGGCAGATCAGATAAGCCCTTGTCGGCTGAGAAATTCAGGTCATAATAAACGCCCTGAACTCCAGTAACAACTATGTTCCCACGACCGATAGAGTCAAGGTTTTGCATTGCCGTTTGAAGTTGAGCCGCCGTTGTGCTTGCGTCCAGCGGAGTAGTCTGGCGTAGGATCGTTGTCGCAACGCTGCCAGTTGTTACCGTTCCTGTGCCGGTTGTGATCGCGGCTGCTCCTGCGGTAATACCGAGCAAAAACTCGGTCGCCTGAGGAATTGAGCGAACGAAATACTGAGTTCCTGCGGTGTAGCCTGTGAGCGCCGTGAAGCCTGTCAATACAACAGGCTGAGAGAGTGAAAGACCATGGTTTGTTGCCGCAATAAATACGCCATCCGTTACGGTCGATACGATATCGACGTTGTAGGTTGGCACGGTCAAGCGGAAGCTGCCTAAGTAGGGATCTCGTGAAAATGAGATCCGTTGCACTTCGTTGTTAACTGTTGAACCGGTGATGGTCGTTGCAATGCTAACCGTAAGCGCCGTGCCTAGATCAGTCCATGTCGGCTGGTAAACTGCTGGAGCGAGCCGGAGCTGCAACTCTTGTATTTCTGCGGTCGTGGCGTCTCCTGCGAGTCGCTCATCAACAAGTGCCGATGTGGTCGGAATCAGTCTTGCAAAATCGCCTGTGATCGCGGAGCGGGTGCCGGCTGAATTGAAGGAAATTACAAAGTTGGTTGCCATCGTTCCTTCTACGGATACCGAGCCTGCGCTCGTAATGGCTGAAAGCGAGTTGAGAGCGGACGAGATCGCTCCGGCCGTTGCGCTGAACCCTATTGCCCCGCTCGTTTCGCCCCCGAAGGAGAGCGTGAACGTTCCGCTTGCAGGAACGCCCGTCCTTGTTCCAACGCCGAATTTGACTGTTGTGCCAGTCATATCGACTACCGTAAATGGTATTTCAATATTCCCAGTTGCCTCCAAGAAATATAGATTTATTTCGCCGTTGTCGCCTTTTACGAAGCGAGGCGGAGCCGCTGGAGAAAAGTTCGTCAGGCTCGTAGCAAGCCTGCGGTTGGTCATGTCAATGTAAAGGTCGCGTGCCATTTAGTTGGTAGGTTTGTCAACAGCTTCCCATTTGCCGAGGGGGCATCGCTCGGTCGCCATTCTTAGTTTTGCCCATGTTGAGCACCCGCACTTGCGACAACGGCCCGTGGTGTTGAGTGCCTGCGCGTCCCACTCGGGGCAGGCTTTGCAGATGCCTTGTCGAGTGGCGAGTGCTTCGGGCGGGGTGGTCGCGAAGCCTGCGCGAGCGAAGCGGTGCGCGGCGTGTAGCGCGCTGGGAATTTGGCTGGTGAGAGGAGGGGTTGTCAAAGAAATGGCGCGCAGAATTTCGTTTTCTGGCCTAGGAGTGGTTCCCAATAGTGGAGCGAGAAAATCTTTAACGAGCGATCCAGAGGCGTCGATCTCTGGTTGGTTGACGCGAAGGATTTGGAAATTTTGTGGGTGCGCTTGCATGTGCAAGAGTGCTTCAGCTCTTGCGCGGCGAATGTTTTCGGCGATTTGTTCTGATTCTGGCTGGGAAGTCGCCCCCTTTGCCAAGTTCATTTCCCGGAGCGACATCGCAGAAAGCAAAGGATCGCGTTCAAGCCAGACAATGAGATACTGCCTATCGAGTGGCAGATTTTTGAGATTGTGAGGCAGAGGTAGTTTGATAGCTCGACCATCAAGTGCGTTGAGAATATGGTCTATGGATTCGCCACGTGTCGCTTTTGCCATGAGAATCGGAGTCTCAAAGTAGCCGAGCGGGTTGTGTTCGTCGCCGTTCCGACCTTGGCTAAAGATTGGAATGCCGATGGAATCAATGAGACGCATCATTGCGGATGTGCCTGAGCGCGGAAATCCAGATACGACTGCAATCATGGGCAAGGAGATGATGGGATGATTGTTAAATAGGTAGTGTCTGCCTCCATTAAAGCTCGATAGAATGCAGTTCCGCACGGGGGAGATATATAATTTTTCGTGAAGACACCGAAATCGTCCGGATCGCTTCCGCTACACCAAAAGCAACCTTCATAATATAGATTACCCAATCCAGATGCGCTTAAAGTGTATTCTTTGGCAGAATTTGGGTTGGCCGGAATATTCGCTGTATAAAAAATAACAAAATTGATAGCCGCAATACCTGATAAAGTTGTAGGAACCGTATAAGTTCCAGGCATTGGCGGTGGAAAATTGTAAACGCAATTCCTAATATATGGGTTTATGTTGCTAAATATCTCGCCTGCCGAAAGCTGCCCAAAAATGGCTTCGTTGCCTTCTGCATCAAAAAATGAATATTCATAATCCTGCACAAATGTTGTTTGGTACGGTGCAGCTATATTAGTTGTGCCTCCATACCTAATCGCGTTAAATTGCGCCTCGGTGATGGAACACCCCCCGCAACACGCGCAATTCACAGCGCGAGTTGTGCCGTCGGTTTTTATTTTGATAGCGTTGGAAGCGGTGCGGCCTAGAGTCATCTTAGCATTCTTCGGTTGAGAGCCAACTTAGCGATCCGCTTATTGCGCCCAAGACGTAGGTTCCCGATTCTGGCACGGCTGGGATTTTAAGTTTTCGTTTTGTGAACCCTTCTTGGCCAGAAGTTTCTTCGACGAGTGTGGGATCTATTTCTAGCGTTGCGTAAATGAAATTTTTATCAAGGTCAGCCGCTTTTATCTGATATGGGTATCCACCGGATGATGACTTGCCCGCTGATTTAATAAGCTGGCTGAATATGTTTGGAACATTATTTACCATAATTAAGCGGCAGGGCCGAAAGCGCTATCTTGCACAAAATTGCCAGTTGCGGAAACGGAAATAATAACCTCTAAAAATTCACCATAACTTGTGCTTTCGTAATTTTCTGTTTGGCGGCTTAAATTGTATGTTTTAATAATAAACGATTGATTGCCAGTCTCCGTTCTTGTTGTTCCTACGGGCAACTTAGTTCCATCTAGTTCATAAATACATAACTCTGGAGTATCTGGGGCGGTTATAAACTCACCTTTCCTCGCTGCGAAACGATATACGGCTACATCAAAAAACTTCTGTGACTCGCTGGACGAGCTCCCGAATCCTCCGGCAAAAGTCGAATATGTGAAAGTGGAAACATAAGTTCCAAGGCGTTTATTTAAATCCACAACTCCATCTGTATTTAACCTGCCGTAAGCGGTCACGGTGCAACTGATGAACCCATTCCCCATGTCTTTATATTCTGGTGCGGGAAATATGAACGCTCCATCAATACATGGTTCCGAATCCTCGTCAGAGAGCCTGTCGCCTTCGCGGAAGCTGAAGAAATCCACCTTATCTTTTCTTTGAATGTAGTCCTGCTGGATCATGCACAAGCCACTTCGGAATGTTTTGACCATTCGATTTGGCTGTTTAACCCACCCCTCTGCTCCTTTATAAATGTAGCTCATATTATACTAATGCTGCCGTCGGTAGTTTAGGTTCAATTTTTTCAACAGCGGTCTTGATCGCTTCGACGGCGGTCTTGATCGCATCGAGCAATCCGCTAACGCCCGACTTCGCTGCAACGTCAAGCTCGATGCCGGATTTAACGTCGTTACGCAGATCCGCTACCGTTTTCGTTGCATCCAGTTTTGTCGGGACACTTGAGAATGCAGCATCTGTTGCGGTTTTTGCCGTTTGATAATCGACTAGGAGTTTTGCATTTAATGGATTGCCTCCCATAAATTTAATAATATCTTTGATTGATTGTTGACCACTTGCGGTATCGATTGGGTTATTAGTTAAATTGGTCTTGACTTGATTCATGTACTTCACGACAGCATCAATTTGCTGCTGCCCGGTTTGTCCAAGTTTATCTACTCCAAGTTTTTTAGCAAGATCTGGGAAACTCTTTTGTGCGAGATCAGTTCCTAGCAACTTATCCATTGCCTTTAATTCGTCTTTTGCTGCTTTTGCTGAATTGTTTGCATCTTCCAAAGCCTTAATCTTATTCATTTTGGATAATGTATCAGCAAATCCAGTTGCGGAAGCCAAGTTTTTTGATAAATCCGCTGCGGCTTTTGCTGAATCAAAGAATAATGGGTTACCATTTGCATCCAAATATTTTATGTTTCTTGAATTATTCGCGACGATAGCCATGTTGTCTGCAAATAACCTTGCCGCTTTTGGATCCATTCCAGCATCCAAGGCTTTTTTAAGATCATCTGCGTGTTTCTTGGAATCCTGCAAAGCCTGGACGCGAGCAGAATCCCCTGCGGCTTGAGCGGTGGCTAAGTTGAGTTGATATGTTAGCTCGTCTTGCTTTAGTTGGTTTTGCTTTGCTTGGTCTGCTATTTTTTTAGCATTAGCGCCGGCTACGTCAGCTTGCCCTTTTTTATACTCCGCAAAATACTTTCGAGCTTCTTGCTCTGCCGCTGATTGAGCCTTTGCTTCTTCATCTATCTCAGTAACCGTGGCTTGAGTTGTCGCTTTGATTCCTTGCTGCAAGCGATCAATTTCAACTTGGTGCTTTTCAATGTCTGTAAATAAAGGCGGGACTCCAGCCATATTTGCCTTGAAATCATCTGGAATTTTACCCATCGAATCAGCGGCCTTTTGGGCAGCAAGTTGAGCGGCAACTGGTATTCGCTGTAAAGCAAGTTCAGCGGCTAAAGCCCCAGCGGCAGCACTATCTTTAAGCCCAGCGGCAATTCTGCTAAATGCTGGCCCTAGATTTGTAAAAGTATCTGCAAGCGATCCAGCCACTACACTTTTGATATATCCGCTAACATAATCAAAAGCAGATGTAATCGCCAATATAAGCGGACTACCAGAAGCAAATTGATCTATTGCAAAATCGCTTATGGTTTGGAAGGTAGCAATTAGCGTTGCATAAATACTATTCCCTGTGTCTTTAAATTGCATTTGTATTGCCTGCCCAACAATTTTAAAAGCTATCCCCATTTGTCCTGCATCAATGGCTTGAACAGCGGCTTGAAATCCTTTCATTCCTGCACCGGCCCCTGTAAAAAAACTGGCTAAATCTTGACCTAGTTTTGTCGCATCAATCCGCGTCATTGCTGTCGTTAGTGCATCAAGTGCAGGCTTAACTTTATCAAGAATCCCAGCGGCAAAATCAACAAACTTTCCGCTAATGATGGTCAAGTTGTCGCTGATTTTATCGAATTGCGCGGCCCCTGCCTTCATAACATCTGGCAACGATCCAAGTTGAGATTTTGCAGTTGCAATCTCACCACCCATATTTGCAAATACTTGGTTCAATGCACCGCCAGATTTTCCGAAAATATCCATCGAGACGGCTGCACGTTCGGCTGGATCTGGGATACTGGCGACAGCTTTACCTATGGCTTGCAGCTGTTGATCAGGGGAAAGGTTTTGTAGGCTTGAAAGCGGAATGCCTAATTTCGTGAATGCGTCAGCGGCAGCAGTGCTTCCATCACCAGCGTCAACGATTGCTTTTTGCATTTTGTTGATAATTGGGCCAAGTGAATCGGCCCCGACTCCTGTATTTTGGAAGGCTCGCTCCAAAATCAAAAGTTTATCAACGGCAACACCTGTTCTATCCGAAAGATCAGCAAGTCTGCCACCCATATTCAAAGCATCTCCGAAACTCTGCACGGTCTTCTGTGCTGCGGCAAATGCGGCGTCAATAGCTGCCGTTCCGAGTTTAACCGCCGCGCCCGCAATGCCTGCACCTAAGGCTATTTCGCCAAATCCTGTTTTGCTTTTTTTCCCAGCTTCTTCGGAATTATCCCCAGTTTTCTTGATGTCAGAATTAAGTTCTTCAACCTTTGGCGATGTCGCGGTGGACGAGTCTCCGATGGCCTTGATGTTCTTTTCCATCGTCGTAACCTGTCCGATGCGCTTCATCGTGCTTTCGAGTTCGGTCATGGAAAGTTCGCCGCTGGCGACCTTACCCTTCAAGTTGGTAAGTTCGTCTTGAACGGCCTTGAGTGTTTTCTCAAGCCCTGTGTCGGTTGCTCCAAATTCAACTGTTACGTCTGCCATATTTTAAATCTATGCAAGGGTTTTTTGTCTCTTTTTTAGAATGGTGTTCATTTGGGTTTTCATTTTTGTAACAATGACGGCCTTGGCAAATTCCTCTTCACTTTTTGTGATAACATTTCTTGCCCAAGGAATATCATTCGTCATCTCAACCCTTGGGTTTTTTAAATCTGATGTCATGTCTTTGACTTTTCCAGATCCGCTTCGCATCGCCTTTTTTACCCAAGGCGGGAAGTTCGCAAGTAGCCCCCCCTTGTTCACTTTTTTAAGTTGTGTCGCGCAATCGGCCCATCCGCCTTTGCTGATGCCGACTCGCTTTTGCACTTCTTCAATATATGTTGCATGATCCGAGTCGGACGCGATAAATAGCTTTGATCCTCGCGACTTCGTGCGGCCTGTCGTTTTGTTCCGAGCCTGGTTGTGGACGGATTTCATTTTGCTCCCGCTAATAACTTCCATCCCTGTCCACTTGTTTAAAAAGCCAATATTGCGAAGGATCGTTTCAACGATATCAAATTTACCGCTTTTTATCAAAGCCTTGAGTCGCGCCTTGATCCTTTGTGATCCGACTCTGTCAGCGTATTCGTCAAGTTGCTCTGTGTTTTTAATAATCTTGCCGATGTCATTTTTTACGCGAATAGTTCCAGACTCTTGCTTATCTCCGAACGGCTGCGTTCTTCTAGCCAACTCCACGCAAAGAAGGCGAGCGTTGAGCATGACGGCGTCAGGAATGGTGACTTCGCGGATCGTAGCGTAGTCCTTCATGATCTGTTCAAACTTCACACTCTCGAACTTGAATTTTGCCATACTTTGCTAGGGTGTCTTCAATAGTGGCGAGAGCGTCAACATCTACGCTGGCGTTGTTGCGCGACCAAGGACGGTGGATGCCGTTCGTGTAATCGTCAGCCTGGAGTAACTGCAACCCTGCCGCGAACGGAAGCTCTTCAAGAATGTGAGAGAAGCCCCAGCCGGTCAGCTTAACGAGTCGAAAAACGTAAGCTGCGAGCCAGTTGGGGCTATTTAGTTTGGGCTTCCTGATCCTGACTTAGATTCTGTCGCCGATGCGTTGTAAAGCTCAAAAGCGGAGTTCATTGCGTCCGACATAGAGCCGACTTCAAGATGATGCGCCATGTTCTTTTCGATCCACGAATCCACGGCGTTAACGAACGTATCGCGGTCATTAACGACAGAACGAATCGCGCTTGTCGGTTCGGAGTGAAGAAACGCAAAGGCTGCCGCTTTCCAAACGAGATCCATATTGCCGCTGAAAATCTCGTTGCGTTGCATCCAGCTAATTGTAAGCGCCGTGATCGGTCGCAGGATGCGCCCGTTTACTTTCTTCGGCCCGTCTTCCATCGCTTGGATGCGAAGGATTTCGTCGTCTTTTACTAGGTCTGTATTTTGTGTCTTTTTCATTATTTTAAAAATCTTGTCATCTCTTGCTTGGTCTTGTCCGAAGCGTTCTCCGAAATGGCAATGCGCTTGCCGTTGTGCTCGATCTCGATCAAGCGCGGAGTATTGCGGATGATGTCCACCAATACGTCGCGGTTCGCCAATGCTGCGCGGATGTAGCAGAGCGGGTTCTCTGGGTCTTTGGCTTCGAGTTCGTCGCCTTCCTTGGTCATCTGGCGGTATATCTGCGAAGCGTCTTGGCCCTTGTCGTTTTCGCCTTCAAACCAAAACTCCGTTGACTCCTTGCCGTCGGTGCGAACCAGTCGAGTGACCGGTGGCTTATTCATCTTGAAATTTAGCGTGGCTAGGGCCACCGCAGCTTTTAGGTTAATTGTGTGGAAAAATTTCTTATTGCATTCCATATATTTAAAAAAAGGCGGCTCCCTTTAGCCGGGGAGCCAACGGCATGAGCCAGGTTGTTAGACGATCTCAGGGTATTGAGTCGCGCTGACGGTGATCGTTTTGAACGTGCCAGCGCCTGTCTTTTCGGAAACGGAATCGACGATAACTGCACCGCCGGAAACGCCGTAAGATGTCGTGTCGTTTGCGAGTGTGAGCACGTTGGCGAGTTCGTAGGCGACGCCGCCGTTTACGACGCCGTCAAGGCTGATCGTTGCGGACTTGTTGAAATAAGCTACGGCAACGGTATCGCCGAGGGCGTCCATTACGGTTGCTTTGTCCGACTGAACGGAGCGGGAGAATGAATTGAGAAGGAGGCCTGTCTCTTGGAGAAGGCCGAATTCGACGCCGGAGGCGACAGAGCTAGTGATGACGGTTGCTGGCATGATATTTCGTGGAAATTGTCAACTTGCGAAAAGCGCGGCGTGCACCGTGATCGTGACGGAGCGTTCAAAATGCCGCTCGTTTGAAGATAGCGATACCGACCCGTCACGAAGGATGCCGAAGACGAAAGCGTATTGCGGACGGACTGCGTTCAACTTTGTCTTGAGGCCGGTGATATCGTGCGAGACGCAGAGCACTTGTGACCACAAGTTTTCCATTGCCATCTGATCCATGTCGTCGGCCTGCACGATCAAAGCGATATCGACGCTGAACTGGAAAATTGCGGAGTCGATAATGCTCTCGCGCTGCCTTTTGCATTTAACGAAGCACGCTGGCAGCGTCATCGTGCCGAAGTTCTCCGCTGCCGTCACCACAAGGGCGCTCTGCATCTCTTGCTGCAATGCAAGGACGAAAGTATCTGTCAGCGCCTTTTCAAGAGTCAGCGTGTAAGTCGAGTCCGTTATCATTCTCTTGGGCGGTAACGTCAACAAGCCCAAGCCGCGCTATCTCTGCGTCGCATTCGTCTTTTGTTCCTACGAATAGCACGCTTTGCGTCGAGATAGCTTTCTCTGTTTCGTCGAAAAAGATGATCGTGCTCCCATCGTAAACGAGCTTCCATGCGGTTGACTCGTCGAATGCCCAGCCCTGTTCGTTCGGTGGAATTATCATGCTATTGTGAGAGTTGAGTTTGCCGAGTTGTATGTGCCGGTTCGCCCTGGAGCACCTACCAAAGTGACCGAGGCATAGGTGTTGGTCGTTGATCCGGCGAAGAAACGAAACGTCATTCCTGCGGTTGGAGGGACGTTGAAAGAAACCGAAAGGCCGGTAGTAAATGATGCCGTTGCTGTTGATGCTCCAGTTGTTTTATAGGCTCGGATCGTTCCAGCAGTTATGGTTGTGCCGCCTGTATAAGTAAGCGTTCCCTTCAAATCAAGAACCCCGTTTCCAGTTTTGTTAATGCCCCCGATTCCTGAAATATTGCCTGTAACCGTTATGGTGTTTGCACCAATGGTGCGATACTGAAGGGAGGTACTGTTAATTAGGAAATCATTGGGGAGAGTTACATTGCCGCCTGTATCAATTCGTCCTGTTAAATTCGACACCGTAAACAGCCCCGTTCCGAAAGCGTTGCTTGAGTTATATACTATATAATTAGATGCCCCTGTGCCAAAATACGATGTGCCTCCAGAATAGGTGTTGTTACCGCCTATGGTTAAAATGTTAACCCCCCTTTTTTCCAACGATCCCGATCCGCTTATTACGCCATTAAGTGTTGATGCCAGTGAAACTGTGAGAGTCCCTTGGTTGATTTGCGTAGGCCCAGTATAGTTACATACGCCCGAAAGCGTCAGTCCACCTACTCCATTTTTTACCAGACCGATTGTGCCAGAAATGGCGGCGGAAATTGTGGTTGCAGAATAGCACATGAACTGATGAAAAGTTGTTGATGCGCTAACGATAGCCCGTGCCACACTTGCGCTGACCATTGCTGTACTGGAGTCTGTTAAAATCATCCGACAATAATATAAAGAGTATTTGCTGCTGGCGAAGTGATGGCAGAATACCCAGCGGACGTGATCTGCATCATATTCGTTAGTTGTGTTGCGCCCGTGATGCCGGTCGTTACCGATCCGACCTTTTCGCTAAGATCCGCTGAGAGTCCGCTGATTGTTCCGACGGTCAAAGTTGAGTTCGTCCAAAGCGTGACCGCCGAGTTCCAAAGGATCGTTTGGTTGTTTTGCACCGAAGTAACCAAGACGTCGTGTAATTCTTCAAGCTCAAATCCGTTTTGCGGCTTTACGTAAATTTGTCCGTTGCCAGCATTCGCACGTTCTACAACTCCGATAAAAACAATGTGGTCGGGTTGCGTTGGCTTAACTCTCGTGAATGCGCCTGGGGTCGTGTCGAGATAAATTGAGTCGCCAGCTACATAAGGTGATCCGAGAGAAAGACCATCAAGAACGCCTTGCGTAACGATGAATCCAACTTGGTTTGAAGCGATGCTCTCGGCAACGATTCCCATCGTTTTAGATGACGTTGGATCGCCAACATTTGATGCCCTTTTTACGCTTGCGCGGTTGCCTGTTGCGCCGAATAAGTAAACTACCTCTCCCTTATTTAGAGTTGTCGCCTCGGCATTGCGAACGTAGGCAACAAGCATCGATCCCATTTGCAACTGCACGTTGCCGCCTGCCAGACCGACTTGCGGAGTGCCTTCGGTCGTGTTCCAAAACATCTTTCCGATAGCGGCCGTTTCGGTCGCTGCCGTGTTGAAATTAAGGGAGTCCGCAGGAACGTCTGGAAGCATCTCGATCGTGCGCGACTGCGATAAGTCTCCGCCGCCTGTCAGCCCTGTGCCTGCCGTGATCGCCGTTATCTTGAGTGCCTTTGCGTCAAGCGCACTTTGCAAGTCGGCCTGGTTTGAAAGCGTGCCAGTTATTGCTCCCCAAGATACAACTGAAAGTGGCGTGACTGCGCTCCACTCCGAGCCAGTCCAACCTAAAGATTGACCAGTAATCGGCGCTGCCGTCGCAACTGAAAACCCCTGCAATCTCACAACGCTTGGAGATGGATACGTCCCACCAAGATCGCCCGACGCTGCGCCTGTGGGAGTGCGCGAATCGCTTAGGCGTGGATCTGTTGTAATTACAGCTGTCCCTGAAATTGCGCTTGGTGAAATGCCGGACGATGGAGCCTTTGCATCGAGAACCGTTTGAAGATCGAGTTGGTTGGAAAGCGTGCCAGCGATGCCACCCCAAATTGCAGAACCACCGCCGCCACCGCCCGTGATCCACTCGGTGTCGTAGTCGGAGTTGGTTTTCTTCGCGAGCACCTGCCCCGTGAAGCCCCCCGTAATGACCCCCGGCCCTACCGGCCCCGCTGGGCCTTGGCTTCCGGTCGGCCCCGCTGCGCCCGTTACCAACTCGGTGCGGAGTATTGGCTGATAGTCTACTTCTGGGACTTCGCGTCCCTCGTCTTCTGGGAAAAAGATGCTCATTTGTTAATGTCCTCAAGCGTGAAATCTACCGATACGGCGTCTTGGGAAAGCTCGGCGGACGTAACGCGAAAGCGCCGACCACCGATGACGAGAACATCACCGAGAGAAATGGTCTGAACGAACGAGTCGTATATCGCCGTTATGGTCATGGACGCCGAGTCCATGAATCCGCCGTCCGCTAGGCTGTTGTCGCGCTTGTATGTTGTGCGGTTCGCAAGAAAATTGCGCTCTCCGAACGTGACCGCAAGCGGCAACTCGTTCATGATCGCGCTTAGGTCGTTTGTAAATATATCGAGCAGTCCCACAAAAGGGACGATGCGTCAAAACTTGCGCTCGATACGGCGTTGGTTCGGGTGCTTGAAATCGTGCTTGGGGCTGTCCGAAATGTGAACCCAGCTTTTGCGGAGCGCGGATGCAAGAATGCTTGTCGAAGTATTGATCGTAACCACCTCTTGCGCGTCTCGAATATACGCGCACATATATTCTATGCTTTCAAACTCTGCCATCCCGTGAGCGGCCTTCCCAGCGCAAAGAACGGGCCTGCCGTTGGCGACTTGGTGCGCGACTTGAATGACTTCGGCAGGATGAATTTTTTTGTCTTGTGAATATCCAGTTGGAAAACAAAGAACCCAAGACTTGAGTTCGGGCGGTGTAACTATTGCGGGAGAGTTGAGCACTATTTGTCGGTCTATGTCTTTTCCTTCTGGAAATAGTCCGTAAACGTAATCACTCCAGCCCAGCTCGCTCGCACAAAAATCTTCGTGCAAGTCGGGCCAAATTTGAAGGTTGATGATGCGGTGAAATCCGCTGTGATCGTTCTGCGGATAGAGCGGTTTGCAATAATCCACCATCTCGAAAAGACCATGGTATTCTGGCAGGCACTCAAACATGACATTATGTCCTTGATCTGCGAAGTGCTTCGCGATCGGCAAGCAACGCGCGATGTCTCCGAGTCGCAAGTGGTAAACGATTAAAATATTCAAAACGTATAGTATTGCTCCCGCGTTTTTCCTGCCACCCATCCGTGGAATCCGAAGGAGCGATCCGGCCCTGCGGTATTTTCCTCAACGTAATGCTCCCACGAGAATGCTGCCGCTACGCTAACCGGAGCGTATTTGATGCCGTTATCTCGGAAGCCTTGCTCCATTGTGCGACAAAGGAAAACATCTCCCGCTTCGCCCTTCCAAAGCGCCTCGGCCTTTGCTGCCATCTGCAAGAATTTCTGACTCTGGAGTGTGAAGCCGGTATTGCCGACACGATGCCCGACGTTCCAAAACGCAGGCCAAGGCGCTCCTACCATATCGTATTCAAGCCATGAATCCTGCCATAGATGCGGGTTTGCAATGAAGCCGTCGTGCGTGCAAATGAGCGCGTGGGAAGTGTCGAAATAGTCGGCAAAACGACCCAGTTCCCAGTGCATCGCTTGCTGATATGTGCAATCCTCCGCGATGTAAACGGCGTCACCGAACCCACCCAAGCCGCAAAGGTGGTTAAATAGTTTCCCGCTTTGTTCGTGCCTTGATTTTAGGCCTTCAAATACGATCAACGTGACGTCTTTATTCATTTCGCGTGGAGTTCTTCAAAAATTGCTTTCGCTCTTTCATATTCTGCCGGATCGTTTCCACGCTGATATGTCGCATCGAGCGGACGATCTTCAAAAAACGGGTGGTGGTGTACGATAGCAATGTCACGAGCATCAACAATCGCCCCATTTTTCGCGGCACGAAAGGTGAAATCGGTGTCGCTGTATACGTTTCGGAATCTTGCGTTGAATAGTCCATGTTGCTCATAATATTTGCGTGTAAGAATTGCCATGCAAAGCAATTCGTCTTTTCTATATCCGTCCGATATCCGAAGCACCTGCGGTTTTGAAATATCGAGACGATTCTCAATCATCTCGTCCCAGCCCGGCGGGCATTCCCAGTCGTCCGAAAGTTGTATAATAATATCCCCCGACGCCTTGGCCGCTCCTAAGTTCCAAGCTCCGACGGAATACCCTTGGTCTTTTTGCGTCACAGATCGGAATCGTTTTAGAACGTCAGCCGTAGTATCGTCGTGATCGACTGCAAAGATATGTTCCACGCGCTCTGGATGCGTTGCGCGGGAAAGCCACAGCGTCATACATTGAACGGCCTCCACCGGCCTTCCTCGCGTTGCATGGACTAGCGAAATCTTAGGCTTGTCCGACCCTGCCAGCGTTTCACGCTCGATCTCTTCCGCGTCTTCGTTGCGTCCGAGAAGTCGGAGCACCCATGCGTAGAGTTGATCTCCCTTCCATCCATACCACTCTTTCCGATGCGTCCATTGCGGAAACTTAGGCGTCGGCACTTCGAGCATTTCTTCTACCACTTTCAGCGCTTCTTGGTATTTTTTATCATCAAGCAAAATGCTGGCTTCTAGCCCGTAGGCTTCGCGGCGCTTTGGTTCAAGCTCTCTAGCCTTGCGTGCAAGGTTGAGCGATGTTGCACCTGATGTCAGGTTTGCACAGTTTAACAATACTTCGTAGCGATTAACGCCGTCCAGATCGCTCAATGCCAATGCCTCGGAGCCGTATTTCGCAGCGAGTTCTTTGTTTCCTGCGATGAAGTTCTCGTAGTGCAAATAGAATTTAAAATGCGAAGTCATCCTGTCTTGGTGCATTAGAATGCGGCGGTTGCGCTCGCTGCTGTTGCGATGCCCTAGCGGCGGCTTGTGAGTGATCTCCAAGTCGCGGCGCATATAGACCTGCACGTCCTTTGTAGGCTGCGCGTTTTCATGAACTGGACGATGCCACCATGCCGTGTGGTAGCGGAAGAATCGCTCGCGTGGTGCGCGTTTGCCTTGTTCTGGAATAACGTAGTCGGTGAGAATCCAGTCTTGCTCTGGTGGGCATTCTTCAAGCGCGGCGAGCGTAGGAGCGACCATTGCCGGTTCAATGATGTCGTCGCAGTCAGCCCACATAACCCAGCCTTCCTTACCGGCGAGTTCGTAAGCCTTGGCAAATGCCTTGTTCCTAGCTTCGCCGAAGTTGTCGAGGTGTTCCCAGTCGGCCACTAGCGGAGAATTGAGATATTCGTCAACGTGACATCCAAGTTCTTTTGCTATTTCTAGCGTGCGGTCTGGCTTGAGTGCTCCGATTGCGCGGACGACAACAATCTCGTCGCATATCTGTTGGAGTGACTTAACGCATCGCTCAATGCGCGGCTCTTCGTTGCCGCAAATTAAGCCTGCGACCAGCTTCGTTTTTTTGTTCATGTTTACTCTTGATGTATATGTCAACAAAAACAAAAAAGCCACCCCTTTCGAGGTGGCTTTTCCGATGCTACTTGCGGGGAATCTTAGAATCCAGTCGTGATGCGGATGATGCTCGATCCGTCGATGACTTTCTCGGCGCTGTTCTGACGAACGCGGAGAACGTCGGCGCGGCGGGCTTCGTCACGATAGGTTTCGGAGACGAAAGGCACGGGACTATCAGCAGCCCATACAATCGTGCGGCCGAATCCACCGCCGGAGAAGTCTCCACCAACCGTGTTGGCGAGGGCCATGTAGGTGTTGCTCCAGATGAACCCGCCCGAATACACTTGGCCTTTTTTGGCTGTGTTTTTCGGGGCGCGACCAACGAGAACGCGGTCGACTCCGACAGCGGCGGCCACTTCGCCTTCGCTCAAGAGACGGCTTTGATCCGAAGGAACGATGCCGAAGAATTGGTTTTGAACCTTGGCCGAGCGGCGAATGCGCTCGAACACAGGCATGGACATGATCAATGTATTCGCGAGCACGCCGTATTTGGCGAGTTCGAGCTTGGCTGCGGCAACGTCGCCGGGGACGTCGAAGCTGGTGATGTTCGCTTCGGTGTAGGCTGCGCTGGCGCTGATCGCTGTCAGGCCGTTGGCGGCGAATGCTGCGGAAGCAACACGGGCCTCGTGGCTGACTTGGATCTGGCGGAGCAACATCGCGGCGATGTTAACTTCGGTGTCGAAGAATCTGTCGAGATCGCGGCGGTTGGAGTCAGGAAGAACCTCTTCGAGACCGTATTCGATAGCGTCGAACGAGTCGCTTGTGAACCGGCGGCTTGTGCGGGGATATCCAGCACCGGCGGCGATCTTGAGTGCGTCGTCGTTGAGGGCTTCGGAGTCGCCGAGGTTCAATTTCAGATATGCGCCGGAGCGAACGTCTGAGCTGAACACGGGCATGACTTCTGTGCCGATGAACAAATTGTTTTTGTTGCTGAGACCTTCGAAGACAGCCTGGGCGATGTCTGCGCGAATGGTTGTGTATGAGAGTGCCATAGTGGGTAGTTAAATTATTGGTTGAACTTAGGGACGTATTCGACGATGTCACCGGCTACGCCGCTGTTGATCGCGATGCCGAGAGTCGCTGCGCTGGCTGCGAGGCTTCCGACGATGGTTCCGTTCGTCACAGCGAAGACCGAGCTGCCTGCGGTAACGATACCGGCGGCGGCTACGATGCCGAACTGCGATGGGAAAAACATTTTGACGGCGCCTTGATCAGCGGCTGCGGTGTCGTCTTGGACAACTCCGATTGCTGCGGCTCCGGTTGATGCGGCTTGCGCCGCGTTGTCGCCTGACACGCTCACGAGAGTGTTGGCGCTGATAGCGGAAGCGAAGTTAAAACTCCGGATTCCTAGGTCGTTTTGTGTTGCCATAAATTAGGTGGATTAAAAGTTGAGTTGGTTGTTGTCGCGGGCTTCGATGTAGGCTTCGCGGTGGTTGCGCATTGCGAAACGGATCGCTTCGGTGCGGCTGCCGAGTTCCTCGGTTTTCTGGGTGATGATCGCTTTCAAGTCGAATTTCTCTTCGGCTTTCTCTTCAGCTACTACCGAAGCCTTTACTGGAGCGGCTCCGAAGTTCGAGATGATCGTGTCGAGCTTGGCTTCGAGCTTGGAAATTGCGCTGAGTTCAGCGGCCATCTCTTCCTTCATAGGCTCTGCGGCTGGATCTTCGGCTGGCATTTCCATTTTGTTCTTGTAGTCGCCGAAGGCGGTTTCAAGAGCGGCGAGACGAGAAACGATGTCGGCGATGCTGACCTCGTCCTCCTTTGGTTCGATTTCAATTGTTGCGTCTTCCATTTGTTTGAAAAATTTGTCAACTTGCTTGGCGGTAAAACTGAAAAGCCCGGTCGCATTTGCGGCTGGAGTTTGCACGAGATCGGCGCTGTAAAGCTCGGTGCAGCTCGCGAAGTCCATCCCATTCACTTCACGGATCGGCCCGCTAAATGCGATACTGATCCCGAACGTGTCGGGAAGTTTGCTTGAAATCTCCAAGACGTAATCGCGCATTGGCGATGTTTGGAGAAGGTTGAGATCGCCCAAGAGTTGCGATCCGACGATGCGGAAATTGTTTACGAAACCGACGATGTCTTTAATGCCTGCGCCGTGGTCTAGGTTGACCTTGACGCCGCCCTTGTATGACTCCGCGCATTCTTTGACTTCCATCAAAGTCTGCTCGTCAACGTATAGGCCGTGGCCTTTCGCTTCGCCGATTGAAATTATTGATACGCCTTCGATGACATCCATTCGAAGGCGCGGATGTCAAATGCTGTCCATCAATTCCATCGCTGCTTGTGCCATCAAATAAACTTCAAGTTCGTTCTCTTCTTCGCATCCGACGACGTCGAATGTGGACGATATAGACACTCCTGCGCGGCCCGTGCCGGCATGGTTTCGGTTGCCTTTTGCTGTTGTGCTTGCGCTGATCGAAAGCGAAGCGTCAGAAGTGCGAGAATTGAACGCGCTGCCTGTTACATTTATCCGCGTTCCTGCGCTTATATCGACGCTCCCGACTGAATATCGGAGTCTGTTGCCGATAGCGTAGAGCGTTACCCTTCGCTCGTCACGCCTTCCCCCACCCCCAGGAAGATCGGTCGGAGCGATAGGAACTGGCGGGACTACCGAAACGAATAACAAGCCCTGCACGCCGATTGAAATCGGCGTCGGGCTTGGCATTAAGCCCTGCGTTGCGATGAGCAGGGAAGCTAGCATACGCTTAGACTCGCGTGACTATCGTGCTCGTAGTTCCGTCTCCGGTGATCGCCTGTGTGATAGCTCCCGCCGAGCGTAGCGTTGGCGTTACCGTTAGCGCGTTTGCGATATCGAGTCCGTGGATCGCGTGGATCTCTGTTACTTGCACAAGCTCCGGCGCGAGTTCCGTTCTGACGGCGCTTGCATTCCCTGCCGCTGTTGGTATCGCGGCGAGTTGAGTGTCGAGGTTTGCGGTGGCGAGGCCTATTGCGGCGCGGACGTCAGCTGCGGTTAGCGTTGCTGTTCCTGTGGTCGCATCCACGGGAACGCCAAGTGCAACTGATCCCGCCGCTGGAATGTATGCAACGCCCGTAAGTGCTCCGCTTGCATACACGGTTCCAAAGCGAACGTCTGTGATGGCGGCTTGTCCGAAACTGTTGTCGGCGGTGAAAAAATCGCTGTATGTTGTTGATCCGTTTTTGCCTTGCCGGAATTTTGCTGTGGTCGGAGTTGGGTCGATGAGATATTTGGACGCATATATGGCAGATATTCCGTTTGCGCTACCGATGAGCGATCCGCTAATTTTGACGTTGGCTGCGGTGTTGTCTGAGGATAAGCCACTCGCGGAGTTGGTCGCGGTGATGTCGCCTGTCGATACGATTGTTCCTGTGCTGGCGTTGTTTAGGCCGTAGGCGGTGGTGCCGCTTCCGCCCGTTAGTGTGCTGGAAGTAACGGTGACCGTTCCTGTGCTGGTATTGCTGAGACCGTAGGCGTTTGTGCCGCTTCCGCCCGTTAGCGTGCTAGATGTGATTGTGATCGTTCCTGTGCTGGTATTGCTGAGACCGTAGGCGCTGGAGTTGCTCCCGCCCGTTATCGTACTAGATGTGACGGTGATTGTTCCTGTGCTGGCGTTGTTTAGGCCGAAGGAAGCGGTGCCAATCCCTCCCGTTAGCGTGCTAGATGTGATTGTGATCGTTCCTGTGCTGGCGTTGTTTAGGCCGTAGGTGGAGGAGCCTCCACTCCCGCCGGTTACCGCGCTCGATGTTATGGTGACTGCGCCTGTGCTGGCGTTGTTTAGGCCGTAGGCGAAGGAGTTATTTCCACCCGTCAATGTGCTGGCATTTGTAACACCTATAGTTCCTGCCGCCGACGTAGACTCGATGGCGTGCGCTCCGTTTGCGGCGGTTGTTCCCGGCACTCTTCCGCCGATTGCGACAATGCCATCGAGCGTTAATGTTCCGCTTGATGAAAATGCAATAGCGCGAGTCGACAAGTTAACTGCCGAGCCTGTTGCACGGCAACCAGCAAGTGTCGAGCTTGCGGCTGCGGAAACGGTCAAGCAATTCGCGGAGCCTGCTTGGATGTATGCACCCGTGATATTCCAGTTTGCCGCTAGTGTGAATCCGCCGCCCGTTGCAATAGTCAGCGGCGTGTTGACGTAGTTCAACAAAGCTCCCATGCGGCGAGCCGTGCCGGTGGTTGCTGTGCCTGCGTTGACGGCTTGGAAAATCTGACCGACTGCTGAGGTGATCGCGACCGGAGTTCCTGCATTTGTTCCTGGAGCAATGCAGTTTGCCGTCAATGCAAAGTTGGTCGTTCCAAGCGAAACGACCATGTAGATTTGTCCCGGAATAAACGAGCCAGATGTGTCCACGGTTGAGCCGGTCAAGTCGATGGATTGATCAAGTGCTACTGTGAAGCTATTCGCGTAGACGGTATCGTTGAGCGTTGGCACTACGCCGCCGCTCCATGTTCCAACTGCGCTCCAGTTTCCAGATGCTTGAGCTTTGATGACGGCCATATTTTAAAGCCCTTCCGCGTAAATGAATTTTTGGATTGCGGCGGATACTTCATCGACCGCGACGACTGCTGGTTGCGAAGCGGAGGCAAGCGAACCGAAAAGAACCGTGCGATTGTTTTCTTGCGACTGCTCGACTTGGTCGCCTTCAAAGCGTGTCGGCGTGAGCGTCAATACAACGCTCGCGTCCTGTTGGTCTGGCGAGTTGTAGCGACTCGCTGTTGCGAGTGTCATTGTATAAAGATCGTAGGTCTTGCCGTCGATGACGATTGGGTTGGTTGGTTTCATATTTAAGCTAAAAGAATGAGTGCGCTGGTTTCGGTTGGCTTGGGAAATTTGAGTTCAAACGCGCCGTCGTAGACGTGCCGCTCGGCTCCAAGGTTGAGAACGCACAAGGTTGCGTTGCCCTTGCTGGCGTTGTAGATCATCGCTCCACCTGCGGCGAAGGTTGCGGATTTTAGGACAACGTCATCAAATGTTATAAAAGCATTTTTGCCGATGATGCCTGTGCGATGTCCCTTTAGTGCTACGCCTCCAGCGTTGTAGCCCAGCCCCTTGATCTCGCCTTCGGTTGTGTAGGCTTTTGTCGTCGGCCCGATCTTTGCCGATGCGCTGTAAAGCGCGATCCGATAGTCGTCGCCGGGTTGGTGAACGCCGGTGATGAGTGCCTTTTTTGCTTCGAGTGCAATTCCGTGTGTGATCATTATTTTTTCTCCCATTGTGCAGAGCATACGGCTACGCGCTGGCTCTCGTCTGGATATTCGCTCGACATCGTTCCGCTTACCATGCAACGGCCAATGAAGTCGTCTTGCTCTTCGTCTTTTTCTGGAGTCGGCATAACGAGTTCGTGCTTTGTTTCAAAGCCGGTGATGCGTCCGAACGTATCGCGAACGGCGAGCGATACTTTCATCTGTTCGGGCTGCGATGCCTGCATTCCTTTGACCTTATCAGCGGCCCAAGTCTGCCCTGCGTCTCCGCCCCACAATGCCCATGCAATGCGGCCTGCGGATGGGAATCCGTCTTCATCTGGAGTGAACCCCTGTCCTTTTTTATCAACTTCGTGCCGTGAAAAAAACGAGTGCATTCTTTTAACGGTATCGTCGGATAAGTTCTTGCCGTTGCTGATGTCGCGAGCGCGTGCGACTCCGACCTCGGTTCCGCCTCGGTTGTATTCTTCGCGCCACTTTAAGCCACGAGCGGCCTCTTCGATCATGCCCTTGCTAGGCTTGTTCTGATCGGCCTCGAATGCTGACGGTGCTGGTTCTGCCTGCGGCTTTGCCGGTTCGGCGTTGATGATTTTGTTTGCGTTCTCCTCGTCCATTCCGAAGACAACGCGAAGGATGACGGCGACTTGTTCCGCTGAAAGTTCTCCGCGACCGAGCGAAGCAAGGATGCCGGAAAGCGCATCCGTACCGCCGATGCCGATGCTCTCGATGAGCGGCGGTGCTTCGTTCTTGCTCTCGTCAAAGATGGTGTCGATAGCAGTAATCGGAACGGAATCAGAAATGCGGTTGGGTTGGATGTCGAACTCTTGACCAAGTTCCTTGATCATGTTCGCTTCCTTGGCGCGTGCGCGAAGTGCTTCCTCGTAGTCTTCACCCATATCGGAGTAAATCTGTCCTGCTGTCTTCAATCCAGCTTTCCACAAAGCGATGTCGGCATTGGCCTCGCGTCCGTAGTCAATCGAAACTTTGGCTGGCCAGCACCAACGGCCATCAAGCAAGTATTCGGAATCTGGAATGAGTCCGCGAGATGCGGCGTCGAGTAAGATAACATTTTTTATCCTGTTGAGGAACTGACCTTCCAAGAGTCCACGCCACCGAAGAAATGTTCGCTCTGCCATCGCGGCCTCCATGCGAGCCATAGGGCCGCTCTTGTCGGCGTCGAATGCAAATCCATATGGCAAGCCGACTGCCATGCAAATGTGCGCCTGCACCAAGCGGATGAACTCTCCGAATGCTCCGGTCGGTCTGTCCGACTTGAACATTTCCATTTTCTCGCCTGCGCTCAAATAGTTGACCGTGCCAGGATCGAGCGACTGAAGGCGTGCGACTTGACCTTGATCGTTCGTGTTTCCGCGAGCAAAGTAGTCGCCAGCGTCTGCGGCTCCGCTCTCGGTGGTGATGACGCCGGATTGATAGCTCGCGTATTTGATCGCCTGCACTTCGGCCTTGATCGCTTCTTGCA